CAACAGGAGATATAACTGTACAATTCCTTAATTTGATAGTTGAGGTATCACCACAAGATTAAACAATATAAAAATGGCGCAAATAAAAAAAATAAATGGTATTACAATACCTAACACTAGTGTTAGTGGTCTTACTTGGAATTTAAACAATACATTAACCGTTGAGAATACAAATGGAACGTCTTTATCAACTAATATTTCAAGTTTTAGTGGTTTAACTATTTTTGGGAGTTTATCAGCAACAACATTTTATGGTGATGGTAGTAATTTAACTGGGATAACATCAGAAAATACTTCAATAACTGGAACAAGTATCCTTGATTTTAATTTTAGTGGTGGTTCTGAGGGTGATTTAGCTAGTACAATTGTTATTAATTCTAATATAAAATCATCTTCTTTTATTATGTATAATATTATACCTTCAACAGACCATGAAACAGCTATGGATAGTTTATTAGAAGGTATTATTATTAATACTAGTGATATAATAGATGGTTATGGTTTTACTATAAACGCAATTGCTACAAATAATACGTGGGGTATTTATAATCTAAACTATAAAATAATTAATTAAAAAATAACAAATAATAAAATATTATTGATATTTATAAAAAAAAATAAAATAATAAACTTAAAAAAAATATAATAATGAGTATAATAATTAAAAGTGGTGCTAATGGTCATCTAGCTGGTGTAGATGAACAAACAAATTTATTAGTAAATTTACCAATGTCAGCAGAAACAGCTGGTTTTGCAGCAATGTTAGCTGATAATGATAGTGGTACTATTACTGGTTCTAGATATGTACTTAATCCAGAAGTAAGTGGCGATTACAGACTTAGAACTGGTATTGACCAAATGATGTTTAATGAACTATTTCCTGGTTCGGTTTTAAATAGTGCTTTATGGACAGCACCCGTAACAACAGCTACTATTACTGTGGCTAGTGGTTATGCTAACTTGAATGCTGCTGGTTCGTTAGCATCAGCAGCAGTTGCTAGGTTGCAAACATATAGAAGTTTTCCTTGTTATAAATCATATACAACATACTTTGAAATGGAGTTACAATTTACTAGTATACCAGTTGTTGGTAATGTATGTGAATGGGGTGCTTTTATATCTACTGGTACAGCAGCACCAACAGATGGTGCTTTCTTTAGATTAAATGCTGCTGGTGAATTAAGATGTGTTACTAATAATAACGGTACTGAAACACAATCAGAAACTATTGATGTTTCATTATTAGGTGTTAATCATAGTAAGGCTTATTTAATTTATATTATGAGTAATAAAGCTTTTTTCTGGATAGATAATATTTTAGTTTCAACAATTGATGTGACAGCTGGTCAAGGTACTGTAAGTTCATCACAAAATTTACCATTAAGTTTTAGATGTTATAATTCTTTAGCAACATCAACGGCTCAAATTATGAAAGTATCTATGGTTAATGTTACACTAGCTGATATGAATAGTAGTAAACCTTGGAACGATATTGTGTGCGGTGCTGGTGGTAATTCATCACAAGGTCAAACTTCTGGTACTATGGGTTCAACCGCTTTATATACTAACTCATTAGCACCAACCGCTGGTGTGGTTATGACTAATACAACAGCAGCTTTGGGTAGTGGTTTAGGTGGTCAATTTTCTGCTTTACCAACTTTAGCAGTAAATACTGATGGTATTGTTTGTTCATTCCAAGTACCACTTGGTACTTCTACGGTACCTGGTAAATCTCTTTATATAAAAGGTGTTAATATTGATGCTGTGGTTACAACAGTTTTAGCTGGTAATGCTACACCTGTAGTTTATGTGTATTCATTAGCATATGGTCACACAAACGTTTCACTAGCAACAACAGAATCTGCTACATCTAAAGCTCCTAGAAGAAAAATTTTAGGTGTTAATTCATTTCCAGCTGCCGCTGCTTTATCAACTATAGGTGCTGAAGTTAAGGCTGATTTAGAAAACCCTATTGTTGTACAACCAGGTGAATTTGTACAAATTGTCGCTAAAAATATTGGTGCAGTAACAACAAGTGGGGTTATAACTTTCCTTGTTGATATTGATGGGTTTTTTGAATAAATAACCTAGTGATTAATGTTCCCCATAAATATCTTTTTTTGGGGAACATTTTTCTCTAATTAATTTCTCAACAAATGCAAACATTTTAAGTCCATTTTTTTCACAATAATCTTTTAATAACTCATGTGTTATTGGAGTTATTTTTAAGTTTTTATCTCTTTTCATAAGGTTTTTTATCTATAGTCTCTTTTAATTTCAATCATAAGATAAATTTAATGTGTTTTTATGGGTTTGTAAACGCTAAGTATGTTAAAAGTATGATAAAAATCATACTAAATATAATTTATATTTAATTCTTGAGTTCCTTTTGAAAAATACGGAATATTTATAATAAAGAATAGAATAAAGTAAATAATAAATTAAAAAAAGAAACAATATGGAACAAAATGTATTCGTGAGTCCTGGGATTTATACTTCAGAGAAAGACATATCATTTATCACTCGTCAAGTAGGTGTAACTACACTTGGTCTTGTAGGTGAAACAACTATAGGTCCAGCTTTTCAACCAATATTCATCAGTAATTATGGTGAATTTCAATCATTTTTTGGTGGTTTGAATGCAACTAAAGTTAAAGATACAGGTGCACCACAATATGAATTACCTTATATAGCTAAATCATACTTATCTCAAGCAAACCAATTATTCGTAACTAGAGTATTAGGGTTATCAGGATATGATTCAGGATTAGCATGGGGTATCGCTTTAGATGCGGCTTTAGACCCATCAACACAAATCGTAAGTCAAACAGCAACAACTGCTGGAACATTATTCACTTTTACTTCTACAAGTGGTACTAGTGGTTCAGTAACAGCATTTACTTCAACTGTACCAACAATTCAAACATTATTTAATGAAGGATTATTAAATACAGCATTAGCTGGTTTATCAACTGCATCAACTGGTTTCACTTCGTCTGTAACTACACCTATTTTCTATAAATCAGGTTCTACATTTTATGGTGGTACTTTTGATTATTATGTAAAGACTATTGGTACAAGTGGTACATTAGTAACTGGTACTACTAGTGGTACAAGTACATTATATTCAGGTTCATCTTATGCTGACGTTGAAAATAAGATAGTAGCATTATTACGTTCAAGAGGTACAATTAATTCAAGTACAGAATTACCTACATTTGAAATTTCAGGTAGTACTGATGCTAAACTTGACGCAACGTTTACAGATGCATTAACTGATGGTAAAGGTAATTTTTCAATTAGTGGTAATTCAAACTTACAAGGGTTAGTTAATTACAATGTATCATTAGATAGTACAAAAATGAATTATTTACCTAGAGTATTAGGTAGAGCAGCACAAGACGGAAAATCTGCGTTATTTGTTGAGGAATTCTATAGTAATATGTTTGAAGATTTATATACTGCCAATAAAATTAATGGTATTAAACCAACACTTATTCAATATGGTGATGATTTTAAAGAATATCGTACTGAATATAAACCAGCTCAAACACCATACGTAGTTTCTGAATTACGTGGTAATGACGTATTTAAATTATTTAGATTTGTTACTATTTCTGATGGTAATGCAGCTAATGAACAATTTAAAGTATCTATTATTAACATTAAACCAGACACTAAAGAATTTGATGTATTGATTAGAGGTTTCTATGATACTGATGCTCAACCACAAATTCTAGAAAGTTTCTCACGTTGTACTATGGACCCTACTTCTAATAATTATATTGGTAGAAGAATTGGTACACTTGATGGTGTTTATGTTTCTAAATCAAATTATGTATTGGTTGAAATGGATGAAGAAGAAGATACTTCAGATGCTTTCCCAGCTGGATTTATGGGTTATTCAATTAGAGATTATCAATCTAATGGTAATTCAACTGCATTATCACCTGATTTAACTTATAAAACTACTTATGGTGCATTTGAAAATAAACGTAAAGTTTATTTAGGTCTTTCAAATACTTTAGGTATTGATGCTGATTTCTTTGATTACAAAGGTCAACCATCAAACTTATCTTATGACCAATGGACTGGTGTTACTGATGGTTTCCATATGGATGTTCAAGCAACAGCTGTAACAATCAACAATCAAGTTGTAAGATTTGATACAGGTGATTCTGAATTTAAAACTGAAGCTGATTTAGTTAATGGTTCTTACGAAAAAATTTATTCTCGTAAATTCACATTAGCACCACAAGGTGGTTTTGATGGATGGGATGTTTATAGAACAAGAAGAAGTAATTTAGATTCATTTATAGTTAATGGTACTAAAGGTGTTGCTGGTAGAACTTCTGGTGCATTCTCATATAAAACACTTTCAAATGGTGATACTGGTATTAACTCAGATTATTATGCATTCTTAGAAGCTATTTGGACTTTTAAAAATCCAGAAGCAGTTAATATTAACGTGTTTGCTACGCCTGGGATTGATAATTTTGATAATACAAATTTAATTGAATCTACAATTGAAATGATTGAAGAAGATAGAGCGGATTCATTATACATTATGACAACACCAGATACAAGTAGTGGTGAAATAATGAGTGCTGAAGATATCGTTGATTCCTTAGATGGTCAATATGATAGTAACTACTCTTGTACTTACTGGCCTTGGGTACAAATAAATGATACTGAAAATAATGTATTAATATTTGTTCCACCAACAAGAGACGTTGTAAGAAATATTGCTTTAACTGATAATATTTCATTCCCTTGGTTCGCTACCGCTGGTATTCAAAGAGGTGATATGGATGTAATCAAAGCAAGAAAAAAACTTACACTTGCTGAAAGAGATACCCTTTATGAAAACAGAATTAACCCAATAGCTACGTTTACTAGTGATGGTGTTAAAATCTGGGGTAATAAAACCCTTCAAGAAAAAGAATCTGCTTTAAACAGAATCAATGTAAGAAGATTATTATTACAAGCTAGAAAACTTATTTCTGCTGTATCTATTAGATTGTTATTTGAACAAAATGATACGATTGTAAGAAACCAATTCTTATCATTAGTTAACCCAATCTTAGAAAATATTAGAAGTGAAAGAGGTTTAACGGACTTTAGAGTTGTTGTTTCAAGTGACCCAGAAGATATTGATAGAAATCAATTAACTGGTCAAATTTTCTTAAAACCAACTCGTGCATTAGAATTCATTAAATTAGAATTCGTAGTTATGAATACTGGTGCATCATTCTCAAATATTTAATAAAAAAATATTATAAACATTTAACCCTAGCAATGCTAGGGTTTTTTGTTTTATATTGATATTTATATTAAAATGAATTAATGAAAAGAATAAAAATAACTGAAAGACAATATCAAAATCTACTTTCACATATAAATGAAAATAGACAAACAATAAATGAAGGTGAAGATGTTATTAAAAGCGATTTAAACGTACTTTTAATGGTTTCTAACTTACTTGGGTTGTCTTTGACTGGTCTTAACAAAATAAAGCTGGAAAACGCTTTAAAATCACTTTCAGTATATGAACAAGTAAAGTTTACTCTTGAATCAAAAGAAAAATTAGAAGAATTAATAGAGTCCTTAGAAATAAAAGGTATGTCTGAACCTAAAAGAAAACTTAAAGAAAAACTATCTACAATTATTAGTAAATTCAATACATTGTCTAGTGAAAATGGTTTTGATGTAAAATTATCACCAAAAGCTATGACTAATCTAAATTCTTTAGATGTTGACTAATTAAATAGTGAATCATATAAACAATTTCAGTAACACCATATTGTTCACGCCATTGTTCATCAGTAAGATTTAGAGATTTAACATGAGTATTATATATTTCATATAATTCGTTTCTTGAAATTAAATATTCAAAGTTTAAATTTTTAAGGGCTCGGCAAATATTACTACAAACTTCTTCCCCAGTAAAATGAGTAACCCAATCACATTCATCAAGAATGTTATTGATTATCATGTTATATTCAACCAATAATTCTTCTTTTGTAATATTCATAAATAATTTTTTATATAAAAATACGAAAAAAAATAAATATGTCTATATTTATTATAAAAATAATAATAACTTTAAATTAAACACATAAACAATGGCTGATTTACTAATGAAAATGCCCCTACCATACGAACCTAAGAAAAAGAATCGTTGGTTAATTACTTTCCCAGCTGATTTAGGTATCCAACAATGGTGGTTATCAACAGCTTCAAGACCATCAATTACACAAAATGAGGTTGAAATCCAATTCTTAAATACTTCAACTTGGGTATTAGGTAGATTTACTTGGGAATCAATCGATGTTACTTTCCGTGACCCAATTGGTCCATCAGCTACACAAGCTATTATGGAATGGGTTCGTTTACACTCTGAATCAATTACTGGTCGTCAAGGTTATGCTGCAGGTTACAAAAGACCAGTAGAATTAGAAATGCTTGACCCAACTGGTGTTGTTGTTGAGAAATGGTTGTTAGATGGAACAATGCTTACTAACGTAGGTTTTGGTGATTTAGCAATGGATGACGATAGTATCGCTGAAGTTACTGCAACACTAAGATTTGATAGAGCGATTTTATTATTCTAGGTTATTGATTATCAAGTAGTTACAAATTTTAACAAAAATAGCTTTATCAAAAGATTTTTTAACTAAATGGTCCATATTAAAATTTTTTATAAATTTACTAATTATTTTAATTAAAATCAATATTTATTTTAAAATAACAACTATTTAAAACATTTATATTATGGCAAAAGCACCTAAAGAAGGTTCAGCTAAAAAAAATAGAGGGAACCAAGTAAAAAGAATTAATATTATTCGTAAAAACGAAGCAATCATTAAAAAATTATCATAAATAAAAAACCACCCAGAAATGAGTGGTTTTTTTATTTATTTTATCTCATCGATTAAAATTCTTTTTTTCATCATTAAATCAATTTTATTTTTAGTAAAATTAGGGTCACTTTGTTGTCTTAAAACTTTTGTGGTTCTTTCATTTTCATATTTAACTAAATCTTTTAATGAAGGTAATGATAAACGTTCAGGATTTTCATTATGTGTTAAACAATCATCAGGGCTAAATAACATTGGTACTTTACCATAGCTTTTCCCACCACTTTCTTTTCTTATTCTTTCTAAATTTTCATTGAATATTTTTCTATCTTCAATGTTAATATCATAAAATCGTTTAATAATATCTTTATTTAAAATATCTTTTTCGTCTTGTTCTTTTTGTAATTTTTCATTTTCTATTCGTTTAATTTCAGGTTGAATTAAATATTTGAATATAATATTTTTAAAGAATATTTTAATTTTTTTGAAAACGTTAAAATTAATGGTTTTTTTAATTTTATTTTTCGAAGTGGTTTCTTCTTTAATTGAAGGAGTTTCTTTGTTAATAATTAAATTATGTTTAGATTTTTCATCACTTAATTTCATAATTGCGCTAATTACTTCTTTGTTACGAGTTAGTTTTTTTATTAACTCGTCTTTTTTATCTTCATTTTTTTTAATATCACTTAAAAATAAAGGTAATTCATTTTTTTTTACATTTTTCATAATATGAATTTTAGTTTCTGTTATTAATTAAAATAAGATTAATTCATTAAAAGTAAATTACTTATTATGAAAAAAATAACATTATGTGGTAATTATTAAATATTTCACCATTTACAAAAAAACATAAACCCATATATTTATTTTTAAAAGTTATAACAAATAAAAATAAGTTTTATTATGGATAAAAGACCAAATGTAATACCTAATAAGGAACAAATTACTGCTGCTAATGAAGAAAGAGCTAGAAAAGAAGCTTTTGAAACTGAAAAAATGGCAGCCACTAATCAGATTTATGTTTCTGGTGCTGAATTACCTGATACACCAGAAGGTCATTCAGATGCATTGTTTATGATGCAAGAAAGAACAAGACAACAATTAGAACAAAGAAATAACATGGGGAGAGTTATTGAACCTGATTTAGCTGATAAAGATAGTAGTGTTTTATCTCAAAGAGATGCTAGAGAAAGATATGAAGAACAAATGAGACTTCGTGACGAACAATTAGAGCAAAATAAAACACAAACTAACAATTATCAACGTTTAGCTGAAGAAGCAACTAATAGACCATTAAAAAATTATAGTAACAATATGTCAGATTATAAACCATCACCAACAGAATATAGTGATTTAAAACCACCAATAATTAAATCACAACCTATTCAAAAATCAATAGAAAATAATGATTATTTATATGAAATAAGTCAACCTAATTATAATTCACCTTTTGATGTGATTTCATTACCATCAAAAGGAAAAACATATAGAAATAAAAAAGAAAACATTCGTTTAAGTTTTATGACAACAGCTGATGAAAATATTTTAACTAGTCCTAATTTATTACAAAGTGGTGAATTTTTAAATGTTCTTATTAATAGAAAAATTATTGAACCAGAATTACGTTATAAAGATTTATTAGTTGGTGATAGAAATGCTATTATGATTTGGTTAAGAGCAACTGGTTATGGCGAAATGTATCCAGTTACTATTTTAGATGAAAATGGTAATCCATTTGATACTGAAATTAATTTGAATGATTTAAAAACTAAAAATTTAGGTGCTGAACCAGATGCTGAAGGGTTATTTGATTATCACTTTAAACTTTCTGGTTCTATAGTTAAATTCAGAATGTTAACTTGTGGTGATGTTGATGAAATTGAAAAACGAGTTGAAGAAGAGAAAAATAACGGAGCTTTCATTGATAATACATCAACATATAACATGGAAAAAATGATTGTTGAGGTTAATGGTCATCGTGATAAAAATAGTATTGAATCGTTTGTTAATTCAATTAGGATTAAAGACGGTAAAGAATTTAACGAATATTTGGATTCAATTGAATGTGGTATTGATTTAAATATTACGGTTGGGACTCCTGGGGGTGGGTCCGTAGAAAC